GGAATCAGCTCTCTTTCTTTGAGCAATTCTCATATGTTCTTTAGCTTCTTCACTCCGTTTTTGCCCTTTATGAGATTCGCTCATTTTTTTCCGCGTTTCTTCCGATGCTTTAGAGCCAAGATGCACTCTTAATTGAGTTTCGCGCATTTTCTCTGTAAATAATCTTCCTTTTTGCGCTATCCTCATTCTTTTTTTTGATTCTTCGGAAGCTCTCTTTTTTTTACTCGTTTCACTGATGCGCTTTTTTACCTCTTCGGAATGCTTAATGCCAAGTCCATAGTTTATTCCCCTTCATTCTTTCGCTTCTTATATTTTTTTCTTCATCGGAATCAGCTCTCTTTCTTTGAGCAATTCTCATATGTTCTTTAGCTTCTTCACTCCGTTTTTGCCCTTTATGAGATTCGCTCATTTTTTTCCGCGTTTCTTCCGATGCTTTAGAGCCAAGATGCACTCTTAATTGAGTTTCGCGCATTTTCTCTGTAAATAATCTTCCTTTTTACGCTATCCTCATTCTTTTTTTTGATTCTTCGGAAGCTCTCTTTTTTTTACTCGTTTCACTGATGCGCTTTTTTACCTCTTCGGAATGCTTAATGCCAAGTCTATATTGATTTCCAATGCGTTGCAAACTCATTCTTTGTTTTGATTCGTTGTCCCATTTATTGCCACGGTTTGCATTTCCTATTTTCAATTTTGTATCTTCTGAATGTCTCACCCCTATTCGACAAAGAGATGTTGTTTTGGGTAAAACATTCATTACATTTTCATGATTTACGAGTTTTAATGCGTCCAATATCTCTTGTTCTGCCCTGTATGCATATTCTGTTGGGGTTTGTAGTACTTCTCTAAATGCAAATGAGTTTTCCCCATATTTATTCCATGAGCGTTGTAATATTGGGTTATGATGTTTTCCTGTCCTTAATTCTCTTTTGTGCTGGTTTATTCTTTTTAGAATATCAACGGAACTTCCTATGTATATTTTTTGGTTTCCATTACACCAAATGGCATATACTCCGCTGATATTCATTTATCCGCTCTCATTTCCTGAATTTCTTGGAAAATAACTTCTATCCGCGCCAAACAATCTATCTTGTCCTGCACTCCACATAATTCCATCACCGGAAACACCGCTGAATAGTCAAGCCCGATGATTTCCCCCATGCCCGCCACTCTCACCTGATGCGAAACCAATCCGTATACCCTGACCGCCTCCCGGTTCGCGGGAAGCGGGTTCGGGTAACACTCAGAACACGGGGGGGAGCCACCGTCGAGAGTGTACATGTTTTGACACGTTTCCCCGCACTCCTTCCCCTTGTGGAACATCCAGGAGGCGAGGCGCCTCAGTTTTTTTCTTCGGCTTCCTTCTCGGTTGCGTCAAGTTCCGTGAGCTTTTCGAGAAATACACGAACCGTCCCGGCAAATACCGGGGATTCCAGCATGAGTTTCAGCTTGTGTTCCGTGGTACATTCCAGCGGTTTTCCATCAGCGGTTTCGATACCTTCCCATGTAACGATTACAGAATCCCACATGAGCGAAAACGCTTTGTCATTGTCTGGTTCATCGAAAGAGAACCGCTGTCCAACCTTGTACTCAACCTTAGGTTTCATTGTTTTTTTGGTAATGGAAATGGCTTCTCTCGTGGAAAGGGAGCGGAGACATATCCGCCCGCCATCCTTGAAATCGAACCATGTTCCGGGATTGAGATTTTCGAGATCAAATTTCATAACTCCCCCTGATTTTTACCACGCGGATGTTTTTGCAACCAGCGTCAATACCCCGACGCCCTGAATATCGAACTTCTGCGTTACTATATCACCGGAAGGCCAAGTGATATTCGATGCGGTTACAAGAGCCAACCCTTCATAGAAATAAGATGGGGTTCCGGCGGAAGGAATCGCCACATAGGGCTTGAAAAACCGTACCCATTGATATGTGCCGGTTACGTTACCAGCCCATATGGAAGTTGTGCCCCACAATACATCCGATTCACAATACAGCCGTTCTGCCGTCCCTTTCCATTCGGTTGTGCCGGGGATAAAGGTTTTTACGCCCGCTTCGGTTAAACTGGTAGATTCCGCCGGATTCATTACAACATCCAGCGTCCATGCCGTAAATCCGAATGGAGCGCCACCGGGAGCGTTCTGGTAAATTAGAATCAACGGCCCAGCATCCCCTATTGTAGGGGGTGCAGTGAGCGTAAGTGCGCCCGCCGCTACCCCACCTGATGCGATAGTCAGCGGTGTCCCGTTTGTATCATTCGCTACCGANCCGACTATCTCAATCTTTTGATCTTGAATAAATCCGGCNGTGACAAAACCGCTNTCACTATCGGTAATTCTAGACGGAGATATGGCGAATGCAAGCGTTCGCGCCCTTATGATTCCTTTGGCCGCATAAAAGGCCCCGTTTTTGCCGTGTTGAGGTGCTGCCGCCATTTTGTCGCCCCCTTTCTTTGATTATGCCTGGGCGATAACAAGAGCGCCAGTCCCCTGAAACGAATAATCCACGGTGGCGATATTATCTTTGTTCACCGATACCGNCATATTGGTAATCAANACGCTTCCGGTNTAGGTNTTCGATGCCGCGACGGTGAGAACCAACTCCGCCGCCGCCTGCGTTACAACCGCCGTGTTTGCGGGGTCGTAATTGGTTTTGAGTGTGCCTTTCCATTCGGTTGTACCGATGATAAACGCCTTTACACCCGCCTCGGTGAATGTAGTACTGTCCGCCGGGTTCATGGTGTAATCGAGCGTCCATTCAAGTACCCCCTGAGTAACCGTGGTGAAAGTTATGCTCCCACCTTTTCCATGTTTCGGTGCTGCTGCCATTGTGTTGCTCCTTTCTGTTGTGGTTCCGGGCAAACAAAAACGGGCAAGCATAGAAGGTATAGGCTCCTATACTGCCCGTTTTTGCTTCTTGATCGTGTACTTAGGGTGGCCGCCCACCGCACAGACCCGGAATGTTAATTGCGCGTTACTGCGTTATTCTATACTCCGTAATCCTCTCCGTATTCTCCCATTGTGTCATATTTACACCCGTTCGGTATACAGAACCGAAACATAGTTTTTTCATTCATTTCTTTGCAGATATTCGGGCGGTTTTCATAGTCCTTACATTTGCCATCTTCCGTGAGATTCGCACATGGAACCGGAAGTACAACTAGTTTTCCTAATCGCTTAAAATCCACCACCGTCCCGCGCAACCGGTAATATTTCTCTTCATCGGAAGTATGCATCGGGATGACAAGGAATTTACAGCACTTCCCGCCGCATTGTGCACAATCGAAATATCTCATGGCTCCCCCTATGGTGTCTTTTGAATCTGTATCCGATATTGAATTACGTATGTCCAATTTTTGAGTTCATCATTCCAATAGCATGTCTGAAATACCCTGTGCATGTCAATGAAATAATAGCCGGTGACAGTGAGCGTACACCAATCAAAAAGTGTCATGAACGCACTTGCTATTGTGTCAAGCGTTGTCGCCGACGTCGTATCGGTATAGATATTGAACTGGATGAGATATGTTTCCCCTCGCTCCGTAAAGGTATCTTCCGGGTTTCCGGAAATGTGGTGCATTACCGCATATGGCATAACATTTTTTTGTGGTGCAAATTCTCTATGAAGGCCCCCCGTACAGGCCACCGATGCCGGTGTCCACGTCGGCGTTACGCCGGTATATTTTACCATTATGGCGTCGAAGAGAACTTTCATGTGCTATCCCCATCCGTCACCTGCTTTATGGAAAGAAACGTCTTTGGATTGTTTTCATCCCGTATAGGTTCGCCGAGTATTTGTTTCAACTTCCCAATGTTCTGGTCAATCGAACGTTGCATGAAATTATCAGGGGAGGTAGAGCCTCTGTCCTGTCCTGTTTTTGTAATCCGATTTGATGTTCCAAATAAAACCAGATGGATATACCATGCTTTCTTATCCCCGGCGATTACTCGGATATATTGTCCTTTTTTATCCCGCCTTACCCGGATACTCTTTTTAAGCGCACTTGTTTTTACCGGGCATTCCGCCTTCATGGTATCGCGTACAAGGTCGCCAGCCTCATCGAGTTTCGCGGCCATATTCGCCCGGACAACCGCCATAACTTCATGATGAAAATCTTTGAATTGCCTCTCAAAGTTTATACCGGCCATTATGGTAAAAGCTCCTTTGCCCTGAGAATCATTTCTTCGCTGCGCTCATCGACGTTTATCACTTCCAGAATATTGAACGTCCGCCCGCCCCACGACACCCTGTCCTCCGGGGCAACGCCGGGCGTGTACCGGGCGTAGATGTTATGCGTAAG